GCTCCAATCAATGGCGACTGGGTCTCCCCAGAAGAAAACGCCCGCTTCGTCTTTATATCGAACGACATCGTCTTCGTTCATCCCCCTGGTATACTCAACAAAATCTTTCAGTGTCATGTGTCAATCACTATCCTTCTTGCTTCTGCGAATAACATCAGCATGTTCACGTTTTTCTTCTTCAGTCATGGGTCGTCCATCCCCGGTAGGATACAGGATTCTCTCGCCGTTTTCAAGATGTTCGTGAATATGCTCTTCATACACTGGTTTGTCTTTCTCGCTCTTTTTCTTTTGCGGAACAATGTGTGTTCCTCCGTGAGCGCCAATGGCAATAACTCCCTTGTCGTCATAAATCGTGCGTTCAACCAACTGCTTTCCTCGTGCGACATGGTCCTCGACAGCATTTGGTATAAGCACTCTTGGAGTCCCTCTGATAGGCTTCTTGCCTTCATCAAAGCTAAATGTCGGAAGCATCTCGCCATTTTGATTATACCAGTATTCGCCTTTACGTACAAGTTCAGGATCAGACGTCGGAAGGTCTTTCACTTTCTTATGTCTGATACTCAAAGTCTTGGGCTGTCCGTCGTCCGCAGCAGCTGCTTTGGCGTTCTTCCGCTTCTCACGAAGTCTCGACTTGCCAAGCTCTGTCAGCGTGCCGTCCTTGTTTTGGTAATTGCGGACGCCCCATTTCATACCCTTAACGCCATAATGCCGCAATACATCTTGAGGCATTCTTGAAATAATGTATTCCATCATTCAAACGCCTCCAGATTCCGCTTATAGGCTACAAACGCATCCAGCATTGCTGCTACAGCGTCGATTTTCTGATCATGGCGCTTCTTGCTCAGCTTCCGGTTGTAATTATTATCGAAATTCACCACAGAGTTACCCATGGCATAACTCATGAGTTTCTCATCAAACAGTAATTTCCGCTGTTCAGCAAGTTTCTTCAGTTCGCCAAGAGGTACGGATTCTGTCTTGGCGCCCTGAATCACTTTTTCAATACCGAACTGTCCGTTCTCCTGTCCCCAGCGTTCGACAAACTCCTTAGCGTTGTATGGATCATATCCAAACGCCCGAACATCGTATCCACGCTCCATGATGTGCTGATCAAGATCGTCATACACTTCCATCATGTTAAGCACGGTTCCATTCATGACCATCAAACTTCCTTCATCCAGAAATTCCTTATACTTTTCCCGCATTGCTGCGGAAAGCTTGGAATAGGTATACTCAGAAATATAGTTGATGGTCTTGATTCCAAATTCGCCGGTATTGATAGGGAAGAGAAACGTAAACGAGCAGAAGTCGTCGCCCTGGGAAAGGTCGGCGCCCATGGCACAGGGCATCTGCCAGTATTCCCTGAAGCGATGAGGCTCAGTTTCCTCATATGTGAAGAAATAGGTAAAGCCTTCCACCGGAAGACCAAATCGTTTGGCGAGAATGTCGTTGGCTGCGGACGGAACCTTTTCAGCTCTCTCCTTGTCCAACTGATATGCCTCATAGCTGACGGTCTTTCCGATGTTCGGATTGGCCTTCACCCAGTATTCCGGCATATCCACTTCGTCTTTACTATCCAGTGCATACCACCAGATACTGACGTGCGGGTTGATGTAATCGCCCTTAAGGATCGATTCCAGCTCCATTTTGATGGTGTCGCCAATACCGTTACGCACGGTACCTTCCGAGCTTGTCGCCACAATCAGATAATCGTCGATCATGCCCTTTGTGGCGGACTGCTCAATGGCGCCGATCGGATCTTCACGGGTATCGCCGGAAAGCCATTCGTCCACGCTTGCCATCTTTGTTCTCCAGCCCTGAAGTTTATCAACACTCATAGGGTGGATCGCAATAATGGAGTTTGTAGTAAAATTCTCGATACCCTTCTTGGTGCTTGCCAGTTTGCATCTGTTCGCTTTACTGCCTGTCGTGTTCTGAAGGCTGCCCTCAGTAAGGAACTGAAACAGCGGTCCTCTGGCACGTGTGATGGCAGTACGAATAGGGGAGAGTGTTTCATCAGCCTGGGCCATTGTCGGCGCGGTTACGATCTGATGTGTCGTAGAGCGGTCAATATTAAGGAAGAAACTATGCATGCAGCTCGCATACATACTCTTTGCCGCACCACGTCCGACGATCAGAAACTGCTTATTGATCAGTCTGCGCTTCAGATGCTTCTTGACCCATCGTCCGCCCTTTCCATCCGGATTCGGAACCCAGACAGAACGCTCGACGAAGTAGTACCAGCCAAAGACCTGTTCGGCCCATAGCTTGAAGCTTGGAAGCATGAAAAAATCCGAGCCGTCTGTCAGCGTCATCTCGGATTCACAGTAATCAATAAAACCGTTAATTGCATCCTCGTCATACCATACACCGGGATTTGCGATCAGATCATCAATCCGCCGCATTTCCATATCGATGTACTTGCAGATGGGAATTTCTCCGCGTATCACGGCCTGACGAAACTCCCCGTAATACTTCGGGACAGCCGTGTTTGACAGTGCCATCGGCTGTCACCTCCGAATGTTAAGTTGTTAGAGATTCGCTCGGCTTCAATCGCCGTACAACGTAATTTGTTGTGTCCTTATGAGAAATAATGATACCACTCTTGGCAGCGCGTTCTGCCATACGGTCCCATTCTTTCTCTTTCTTGGCGGCAACGCTGACAACCGGTTTAGATTTTGGAGTGGTCTTCGGGTGAGAAGTCTTGTAGCGCTCCTTGACAATATCTTCAGCGCTGCGGGAACCGCTGGTACGTTTTTCTCCGGTCGACCAGTCTGTGGTGGATACAGTGTCCAAGAACCGCTTTCCTGCTTTCTCCAATTTGGCACGATTTTTCTCATCGTTCTTTGACCATTTACATCCTTTTTGCCAGGCATGTCCGTTCTTCTTATACTCCCTGTACTGCTCAACGGCTTTACGATCATATCCGTCATCACCTCCGCCATCATTTCCTCCGCCTTTTCCGGGATCGAACTTGATGGCGTCCTCGAAAGCCTTCTTGATTGGCATGGCCAGCATCTTGCCAAGGCCGGCACCACCTCCGCCCTTTTTGCCTCCGCCTCCACCGCCATTACCCTTAATACGGGAGATAGCGGCTTCCTTCAGCTTATACGAAAACTTCGATTTCTCATATTCGGAAACATTTTGCGCATACTGCTTTTCACGGGCAAAGCGGGAATTAATCATATTCAGATCAGCATCAGAAAGCTTTCTCGGATTAATTTTGCCTTTTTTTGCGGCAGTCATGTAGTGCTTTTTACCTTCTTCGGTGAGGCTCCCATCGGGATTCTGATAGTAGTAATGCTTCTTACCGGCTTCCGTCAGGGTTCCGTCCGGATTCTGGTAGCGGCGAACACCCCACTTCTGGCCTTTGACGCCCCAATGGGTTAGCTCATTTCCGGATCTGTTGATTTGGATCTCCATTTTGCGCGGCCTCCTTTCTGCGTTTTAAACACCGGCGGCCACGTTCAGTCTGAACTCAAACTCGTCGGCAAGCCGCTTATAGCTCTCCATCAGAGTTCCAGATGCCGGGGGATCAAACAAAAGTTTTACTTTGGTATACACATAACTCTTTACTGCTTCCTTGTCTCCGGTATAGCCGGCACCAAGAAAATTGCTCCATGTTTCGGTAGATACCCACTGCGGATTCTCTCCGGCAGTCTGCGTCAGAGTGATTCGGAAATTGTCAGTTCCGACACCGAGCTGATTCAGAATCATGAGAACCGAATTGATATGCATCACGAGCTCTCGGTCAAAAGGGGTATAATCCTCGGTTAGCCCGAGCATCTGTTTAATGCATGTCAGAATTGTTTCAGGCATTTTGGATTACCTCCTTCGCCAGGGGCACGTATCTCCGGGCATTCTTTCGATCGGGTCTATTGCGCCGATCGGCGGATGAACTCCGAAGTGTATTGCATTGTGTGTATCAAAGGAAACGGTGATCAGGTTCTCCGGGTCCCAGGCAATCGGGTCTCGGTTAATCAGCTGATCTCTTGTAACAGGATTAATATGATGTATGTACGCGCGTTTCATGATCTCGTATCCTTCGACACCGAGATCGCATCCGAGATCTCTCACAATAATTTGGTCACGTAACCGCTTCCATTCAGAAGACCGATAGAACGCCTGATTGATATAACGGGACTGACCAAAAGTTTCGGCACCGATCTTTCCGTCAAGAAGTTTCAGGTATTCATATCTTTCAGAAAAAGTTGGAAGCAGTATCAATTCACTATATGTACGTCTCATAGTCATCTTCATCACCGCGATTCCCGCTGTAGCGACTCATGGCTTCAATGGCGCGAGCGTACAATTCATCGTTATGCGCAGTGGATCGAATGTTCTCCGTCTTCGCATCCGTAAGCTCCATCTGCTTCTTTAGTATCTCACGTTCAAGTCTTTCTCTGCTTGAACCGAGCCTGAGAAAGTGAGTGGTTTCTTGAGAAGTGGCTGTACCGTTCAGCAATCGTTGTTCAACGAGATCATATGCAAGAGCGCATAGCTGACTCTCGCGTTC